CTGACTTGCGTCCAGTTCAAACTGGTTTAAAGTCGCACCAACAATCTCAGCAGTTTGTCCCAAATCTTGGTCAAAAGCAATACCCAGTGACAGTATGCTTTCGGTCATGTTTCCAATCTCAGGACTTGTCTTGCCCAGCTTGGCTAATTCATATTGTAAACTGGCAACCTCATCCTGAGTTTTGGATGTCGACGCGCCCAAACTTTCAGCTTGTTTTCTGAGGCCAGCCATTTCAGTAGCTGTGAAGCCAGACACGGCTTGCACCTTGGCCATCGCAAACTCGAAATCAGCAGCAGTTTTAACGCTTACTGCGGCAATGCCAACCAGTGGTGCTGTAAGGTTTCTTGAAAGGTTTCTGCCGACAGTTTGCAAATCTTTGGCTGTCCGTTGCATTTTGCGTACGGACTGTTGCAATGCGGCATCAAATTGTTTGGTGTCTGCACCAAATAAAATTCTAAGGGCGGCTGTTCTTTTCATTGTTCAGTGTGTTTGTGAACGCACTGAATTTCGCCAAAGTTTCCGAATCCAGCTTGGTCGGTGCGACCGTTTTTTTGCGCTGGTATTCATAAGGGTTAAAATCCTCCCAACTGAGTTGTTTTGAGTTTTTGCCCCTGTTCATATTGTACTGTAAGGAAAGCAGCTGACTGGTGTGTATCCAATGCATTTTGTCCACTGTTTCCATGTGTTGCAGAACGTGCTTCAACTCACCAAAACTGTACCGCCAAAAATCATCAGGTTTTATGCCTCTTTGTAAACATGTGCAGTACAGTATTTCCAGCGTTATTTCTTCTTCGCTTTCTTCACTGGCTTTTTTTTTGTACCGTCACTCAACTCCAGTGCTATCATCATGTTTTTCAGTGCATCCTCCCAATCAGAACTGCCAAACAGCACACGGAATTTCTTTTGTGAAATTGTGGGTTCAGCATCGTTTAAATCAAAAAAAGCCTGCACCCCATACCAGAGCAAATCTGGTACGAAGTGCAGTGCCTTTTCTTGAGAATTCAGCATTTGTTCGAGGTCAGATAACTCAGCGTTATTGTCCGTTAAAAAGTTGCCCAGTGCATACATGTTCAGTATGCATCCCAACTCAGTCCCATCACATAACTGAATGTCAAATTGTCCTCGAAGTTTGTGCATTAGCTATTGTTGTCGTTGAATGTCGCTGTAGTGGTGTTTACAACTGCTTTCGTAATCGACCCATCTCCCTCGAATGTAACCGAGTAAGATGCCATCTCATTAAGTCCAGCTGATTCTTCGTAGCTGGTGATGTATGCGTTACCATAATACATGTAATCACCTGATTCGCCTGTTGTCCAAGCCAAGCGCAATTTAGTCTTATTTGCCCACAAATCGAACAAATCGATGTTCGAATTTACAGTCGTTGCTAAATCGTACTGTACCATGCCTTCTGCGCTCATGCTCCAAGTCAGTCCACCAGTCAAGATTTCACGCTGACCATCGTTATCTTTTGTCGTTGCATCCAACACTTCCATGCTGCCACTAAATGTGCCGTTAGTAGCGCATGCAATCAAATCATAGGTGTCGTCTGCAGCTGTGCCATCAATGGTGCTTGCACCTTGTGCGTTGCTGATGTAGACTCCAATCGCATTCGAGCGAATTTTACCTGTTGTCTGTGCCATGTTTCTCTGTTTTTTCTAAGCCTTTAATTTCTGGAAAATTACCAGCTAAAGATACGACTGGATATTTTTCCCCTTCAGCAGCAAATGTACGATAGTGATTCAAGCTGTAATCGTCTTTCAGGTCAAGAATTATCGGCGTTTCTAAATTGGGGAAACTGGGCATAGCGCGACACATACGAAACATGTCATCGTTGTAATCTTTATCGAGCCTACGGGCGAGTCGTGGGTTAAAAATGTAGCCCCGTTTTTTGTATAGCTTCTCTACCAAATCTCTGCGAGTCAAACGACCTACGTTACTGAATCCACTGGGCTTGTAAATCCTTACGGTTTTGGTTTTCCAGTCCATCATATAGAAGCAGTTCATAGCCCAGTACGCTTGGTCAGCTTGAATTTGTCTATACAGCATCTCTGTGTACCGTTCTTCCATGACATTATCAGAACAGTACTCCAGCATAAAATCCCAGTCGTAATTGTTCAACAGGTACTTAGCTGTTTCGTTGAATTTATGCCCCAGTGGGTCATTCTTCACCATGTACGGCTCGAATCCAAATTTCTTGACTATGCCTACTGACTTGGGTTCACTGCAACCTACTACGACATGGCTTTCAACACCCTTTTCAGCAAGGTCATCCAGTATTCGTCGCAAACAAGTAAAAGCGATTTTAGTGATTGATGGTCGGCGATATGCCGTTACGTGTACTCCTAATTTTTTCATGGGGTCGCTATTGTTCTACGGGTCATGTGAACCTCGTATTGCTGTGTGATTGTGAACACCTCTGTAGACTCAAAAACATCACTGTTCGCGTTGGTCATGCGAACCTGCCCTAAGTCACTGTCGCCAGCGTAATCATCTAACGCATTCCTGACCGCTAAACACGTTAACCAGTTCTCGCGAGGGTTATCATGCATGCAGGTAATTTCAACCGTGTAGCGGTCGTAGTCTACCAGCCTGTCTTTTGTGTCTTGTGGGTCAGTGCCTACCAGTTGCAAAACGATGGCTGGTATTTGCGAGCCTTGCAGCCTCACCAACGGAAAGATGTTGTTCGCGTTGACGTATGTCGTAACATCGCTATCTGCTTTTAGTATGTCGATGAGGTGGTGAATCATTACAATCCGTTTTTACGTTTAAACTCTTCTAATTGCTCAAAAATTTCTACGACGAATTTACGTTCTGCTGTTGCCATTTGCGACACATAAGCTGCATCGAAATAGTCGTTGTGCTTACTGCCACGGTAGCGGATTTTCTTAACCCGTCCCCACTTGCCAGCACCCATTGCGACGACAAAGCCTTGTTTCGGGTTGCTTACGTCCTGCATGTAGACCTGTCCAGCACTGTCTTTTCGTTTTCGTACGCCTACGGTACGCACCCCAGATGATGTGCCATTAATGATGAAGCGTTCGATTTTAGCATAGTTAGACTTATGCGGCAGAACATACTTACCCAACTTACGGGTTCTGTTGTACCGCTTGTCGCGGTGTTGAATCACACTATACGCACCACCTGACAGTTTAACGTATCGACCCTTTTCCCATCGAATGCTGCTCGCTGCAGTTGGGCTTTGGGTCATGTTTCTTGCTTTTTCTTTAGCTGCCCTAACAACAGGTTTCAAAGCTGACTTCTGTGCTTGCAACAAGAACGGGGTGCGATACTCGTGCGGCATGCGTTGCAGCGCAGCTTCCAGCTGGTCGAATGCTCTTTGGTCTAACTTGATGTTTGCACTAAGCATTATCGCGAAGTTCAGAATGAATCAGCAGCCCTTCTCGGCGACCGATTTCTTTGGTTGCTGTTATGTGATATTCATCACTATCGTAAACGATAACCATGTCGGCTGTAATGTCTGTCCTGTGGCGAATAATCCAATCCGTACGATTCTGACTAATCAACTGACTTTCTGAAATCAACTCACCAGCCAAGCGGTCAATCTTTTTAGCCCAAACTGTGGCTAATGTGCTTAGTGTCAGAACATCATAATTCCAGCTATCCTTGGATGTTGTCTTCTGTTTGATTTCAATCTGTCTGTCCAATTCTCCTACTATCATAGCACACGGTATTTACTTAACAGACTGTCTACGCTGTACGGTACGGCATTGGCTGTCTTGCCAACGACAACAGCTTGACGGTTCTCGTACATGTGTGCGACGAAGATACGAATCGCATGCAGAATTGCCTCTGGTACATCTGCCTCGGTGTAGCCTACTGTAAAATTGATTTTGACTCGGTTCAGTGCGTAGCTGTAAAGCGATGGATAATTGTACCAGTTGATTCTGCCACCGCTGCCATCGATTTCGTAGTAATACTGATTCGTTGGTAGCGTAGTCAGCACATTGCTCTGATTCAAATACTCGACACTGCTGATGCTAACTACTGGTCCAGTCGGAAACCTTGCTGGTTCAAATTTGTCCAGATAACCTTCTGCTGTTACATCGCCGATACGGACATTGCATGCTGATTCGACATACTCGATAGCGGCATCGCGCATGCTGCTAATTAGCGTGTCTTCAGATGACCCATCGACCCGACAAAAAGTCTTCAAATCAGCAACAGAAATAACATCGTCTAAAGACGGATTAGAGGTGTATTTTACGAGCATGCCCAAAAATAATCTAAAAAAAATTCAGAAATTTTTGGTCAGCTATAACTCAACTATAGCAACCGTTCCGCAGTTCTGACTGAAAAGGTATATACATACCGCGAATATGCCGTTTTGCAGAATACGGCAGAAAAACGATGTTTAGCGAAGTTTGAGTAAAACGTAAAAAAATGCCGTTTAGCGGCACAAATTTGGTAGCTAATTTTTTTCGTTTTTACCTTTGTAGAGTCAATTCTGACGAACGAAAATTTTTAACTAATCCACTGTCAAATGGAACAGACAACTCACCCCCTCGCTGGCATCACTGCTGGCAACCTTTTAACCAATTACAAGCAGGCTGACGGCTCAATTGAGCGGCGGTTTGACTACCAGAAATTGGAAAAACACCTACCCGAATTGAGCGACGATGCGAAATTCATTTTGGTCAATATCACTCTGCGCACAACCAGAGGCGACTGGGCTTCATATTACAAACTGCCAGAGGGCGACACGCTCGTTGGTTTGGGTTGGACGAAATTGGAATGTGTGCTCGATACGATTGCGCATGTCATGACACGACAGTATCATCTCTTTCAAGAGGTTAAGAGTGCTAATCACTATGCTGATATTACGACTGTCGATAAAAAACACATCTGCTGGCATTCACGGGAAGCATGGCAACAGGAAATCCACTGGCAGACCCTGCACGGCTTGTTTACGGTCAAACTCTGGAAAGTGAAAGAGGGCGATGTGTGGTGTGGTGTTGAGCCAGCCACAGAGCAAGACATTGCAACTGACAAGGTATTTACCAAGCGTAAAGACGCTGAGGCTTATGGTCGCGACCTTAAAAAGATGCGCAGCTTACGACGACAGCGTGATGAATTGAGCAACCAACTGAGCGAGATGTTAGCTAACATAGATAGCTGTTATGACGTTCTGATGGAATCACAATCTAAATGTTTGCCACTGTAGTTCGGTGGTTTGTTTGACGACGGAAAGGGGGGTACGGCAAAAGGCCTGCCCCTCTTTTTTTATGACTCACGAAAAAAAGTTTGGTAGTTAAAAAAAGTTTTATATATCTTTGCCATCAAGTCAAACAAACTAAATCTAACTAAAATGACTAAGCAAGCTAAACAAGATGTCTACACCAAGGTAACTGATAAGGTTGTAGCTGGATTACAGAAAGATGGTTTAAAGTGGTTCTGCCCATGGGCGAAATCAGAGGGTGTTATGGGAATGCCAATCAACAATGCTACTGGCAAGGCTTACAAGGGTATTAATATCCTGTTGCTCTCTGCTGCATGTGCTGACAATGGTTTCGAATACAACGAATGGCTGACCTACAAGCAATGCGCTGACAAGGGTGGTCAAGTTAAGAAAGGCTCGAAGTCTGAGATGGTCATCTACTGGCAAGTGTCTTTTGTCGATAAGGACAGCAACTGGTACAAGAATGAAGATGCTGTAAAGGCTGCTGGATTGACCATGGCTGACGTTCAAAAGCGATTTGCTGCTAAGTGGTTCAATGTCTTCAACATTGCACAATGCGACAACATCGAGCCTAAGACCCCTGCACGTCCTGTTGATGTCAACAATGACATTGACCCCATCGAGCGAGCAGAGGCTGTTTACAACAACTATCCTGAAGCCAAGCGACCAACATTGAGCCACGGAGGTGATTCTGCATTCTACCGTCCATCAACTCACTCTGTTCAGATGCCTGAGATGAACCGCTTCGAGTCTGCTGATGCATACTACGCCACACTGTTTCACGAGCTGGTTCACAGCACTGGTCACGAGTCTTGCCTCGACCGTGATTTGAAGAACGGATTCGGTACTGACAAGTACGCCAAAGAGGAACTGGTCGCTGAGATTGGCTCAATGTTCCTGATGGGCTTGACTGGCTTGGAAGTAAAGAACGACAACCAACAGGCCTACATTAACGGATGGATTTCCAAATTGACCAAGGAACCCAAGCTCGCAATATCTGCGGCACAACGAGCCATGAAAGCTGTTGACTTCATCACCGAAGGGTGATGGGTCAACGGTTTATCGCTAATCGCTATATGACCAGAAAAACGATGTCCATGAAAAACACACATATCGAAGTGGGGAAGCAATACGGCTGCCCCTTTGCCCCAACCAAACGAGTCGAGGTCGTGTCCATCAACGGAGGCGCTGCTGCTTGTAAAATCATTGAAAACTCTAACCAAGCCTTGCACCCCAACCACGTCCGCTATGTCGGTTCGGTTATGTTGGTTCCGCTCATGGTCTTGGAAAACGCTAATCCCCTATGAAAATAGCCCGCTCTCTCGCCGATGTCAAGGCTGACCCAAGGGTTGAGTCCGTACACGTTGAGTACGATTCAATCTACGAGCCTACTGGAAAACTATATGTGGTCTACCTTGCCGCTGGGTGGACGAATGACCATCTGGAATGCAGTCGCATCCAAGAAACAACTGTAGCTGAGTTGCTATGGCAGTTGAATGGGACTGTTGTAAGGGTGTAAAAAAAGGGGGCTACCAAACGGCGACCCCCTTTCCAACCCTGAATCTACTCTAACCTATGAATCAAGCCAAATCACTGCAAACAGAGAACGCACCACCTTGTCGAACTGCGACATCGTAGTAACGATTCAAGTGCAAGATAATCTGACCAGTACCTGCTGAGGTGTATGGGTCAACTAACAAATCAACTCCTGAGAAGTAAGCCAACAGCAATCCTTGACGGAAGTTTCCGAAAATCATCTGACCAACTGAACCAGATGTTTCATCAGCAAGATGCTTGGTAGCTACTGGTCGGTAACCATTGAACAAGCCGTTGTCGAACAACGCACTTACAGAGCTTACCTGAGCCAGTGATTTGCTCAACTTGTAAGCCGTTGGACTCATGACGTAAGTACAACCTGACAAGTCGCCACCTGCTGCCAATACAGCCGCCTCCATTGCGTTGGCTACTGAAGCTGCAAATGTGGTGTCAGTTGCTCCAGCTGTTGACTGGTCATCAGCGGCGTTAGCCAGTACGTGAATGAATGCCTGACGGTCGATGTGTTCAACCATGTCTGCGTTCAAATCGCCAGCAATCAAACGGTCGACTTCTGGTCCGCCTTGCAGAATCAACTGCTGGCTGTACTTGGTCTTCGTGCTGACACGTTGTGGCGTCATGGTTACTTCGTCAAGTTCCAAGCCAGCCACTGTGTTAGCATCGACCTCACCTTCTTCCGTTACTGTACCCTGAGCACTGACTCGTGGAAACTTCAAATTTCCAGTCGCATTGATAACCTGCGTTCCCAAAGTTTCGATAACAGTTGGGGCGCGGAGCGCTGCAATTGCTGCTGGAACATCAGTGGCAACAAAACCAGAGCCATCACCAGTTGCGGTGGCTTGGAAATTGTCGGCAGCACCAGCACGCATTGCGATTGATGGAATACCCACCATGCCGTTCGGCTGCAAGCCCTGCGCTCGCATTTCGCTGTGTGCTTGTTGCGCCCACTCTGCTTCTGCTCCCTCCAGCTTTTCATTCATGCGAATCTGGTTAATTGCACGGCTCAAGCTGAAGCGGTAGTTTACAGCAGAAATTTCTTTCTGTTCTGATGTGCTTGAAACACCTGCGTTAGCCATTCGAGCAACCATTTCTTGCTCGCGTAGCTTGTGCTTAATCTTCTGGTCGATTTGTTCCATCAACTCAGTCAATCGGTCTGCTCGTTCTTGCTCAGCCTCAGTCATTCCACGACCGTCCGCCTCGACGAGTTTTCCAATCTCTACGAACTCTTCATAGTAGGCGGCTCGTTGACCTTTCAAATCATTCAAATTCATCGCTTTTTTCCCTTTAGCATTGGTTTCCGTAAATGTACGACTACTTTTTTTCTCATTTTCCGCCTTAGCGACCGTAGGTTCGTCGTTATTTTCAACTACGGTATATCCTTGCCCATCTGCGATGATAACCTCGCTATCTGGCTCTAAATCGTCGTTAGCGGCAAATGCTGACCTTGCTTGCAGTGTAGTGGTCGGATAAGCTGGGTAGGTTACCGCAGAAACGTCATAGAGCCGCTTCACCTTGGTAACGGTTCGTAGATTGGCTTCTGTATCAACCTCCTGTTCATCAATCACAAACGCAAAAGACATCTGGCTAATGTCGCCTCGCTTAACCGCTTTGTAAGTGTCCCTGCCTAACTGTGTATCATTCAGAATAGCACGGGTGTAGAGTCCTTTTTCATCGACCCTAAGTTCCAGTGTGCCATTGGTCGTTCGAGCCAACGGCATTCCATCGTGATTTAGTAAGTATCGAACATCGTCTTGCAGTACGTTATCAAACGCACCACGGGCGATTCGTTCTTGGAAAAATCCAAGGTCTGTGGTCGTGTCAAAATTGGCGGCATAGCCTTCCAAAATCATGTTGTCGCTATCTGCATCTTCTGCAGCGCGTAATTCCATGGTTCGCAGTTCTACATCTTCACCGTATTTCTGGCGAATTTCTGCTTCTAAATCGCTGTTTTTTTCATTCATTTTTTCGACTGTTCTTTTTGCCCATGGCAGCATAGATTTGCCACCCCAAGCATCGTACATCAAACCGCCACAGCCTTCGCTGTATGGAACGTCAGCATTTTTCGCATGACGGCTCAAAAAACTGTAAATTCTTTTCACTGTTTTGGCGCTAAGGCTCTCACGTTTTGCCAAGCTGTTAGCCCTCGCTTTACCCACTGCGGTTCCGCAGCTTCCCCAACCGTTTTCATCAGCCCATTTCAGTGCCTTTTTCGCGTTGTTGCTTGCGCTTTGTGGATAATCGCTATACGCCATCTTCGTCTGGTGTTGATGGCTGCAATTTAGCACTGTTTTTATTAGCCACAGATTCACTGTAATTTTCAAACTGGCTAAGCGCGATTTGATTGATTTG